AAATACTGAACAACAAATAAATTAAAGTAATATAAAAGAGTTTTTAAAATATTTAATTGTGTGGATTTCACAAAACCTAGCTATTCCTTTCTGGACAGTGGGGCATATACATCTTATGACTACTATATATGAGGATATTCATGAGGTACTGGTATCTTGTGGAATGAATATAGTAGTACTTTTAGGGTTTATTCTAAGTTATTATGAACAACATAAAAATAAATTAAATGATACACCAAGAAATAGCTAAAAAATTAGTAAATACTTACAAAGAATTGCTTAAAGATAATGTAATTGAGGAAAAAAAGTTACAAACCCTTGCAATAGAGTGTAGTATAATAGCTACTAATGAATTAATTAGTACTACTAGGGCAAAATTATGGTATAATGTTAGGCATGAGCTTTTAAAAATTAAATAATATGTGTAGATTAATATGTATCAATGACTTAAACAAGCCTGATGAGATACCCTCAAAGAAGTGGATCACTAAAGGGCACGAGTATACTTGCATTTGGATAACTATTCACCCTAATCAAGGTAATATTCAGGGGGTACAGCTAGCAGAGATTACATTAGATGAGACCTGTGCTCCATATGAGACCTATAAATTAGACAGATTTGGAATACATAAGGATGATTTTGAAGCTTTTATACAATTAGCAAAGGATTGTAGTGAATTTACAGAGGATACTTTAGAGGAAATGCTAGAAAAAGAACTAGTATTTTTAGATTAAAATAAAAAAACATAATATTTAAAAAAAATGTTATATTTTTGCACTACATAAAACAATATTAAAATGAAAATTTTAAAACAAGAGTTTAAAAATAACAAAAAAGATGGGTTTATAGAAAGAGCCAGGGTATTATTAGCTAGTAAGGGAATATTATTATCTGATAAAACTTATGAAGTATTATATTGGGTACTATATTATATTTTAGATCAAGATCAAAAGCTAAATGGAAAGCAATTTAAGAATATGAATCAAATGCATGTAGCTATAGCCAAAGAAATAGGGGTATATTCTTCATATGTAGGAGCTTATATTAATGACAGACTAGTTAAGAACAATATTATTACTAAAAAAATGAGTTTATCTACTGATAAATTTTCAAAAGCTAAGATTGAGAAGTATGAATTACCTTCTTGGCTAATCACTTTATATAAAAGCAAGGAGTTTAAACTAGAAATAACTTTTCAGTATGAATAAGAGTATAATAGATATTATAAAGATTTATAATTCAAAGTATAGGAAGTTTCTAATTATGAATAATAATACTTATCAAACTTTGAAGAGAGACTTAGGTATAGAAGACTATGAAGAATTAACCACTTATAAGAACTTAACCATCTGCTTAAGTTTAGATGAATCCATTAACATTATTTTAGTATGATAAATTTTTTATTTACATTAATAAATATTTTTATATTTTTGTACATTATGATTTGGCTACATGTATGGCTTAAAAAAACAAATAATTTAGAAGATTTTGTAAAAAAACCTTACAAAATAATAATTTTTATTTTACTTTACATTGGCTTAAGGATTATAATGCGTTAAATAATAATTAATGGATAACATTTATACTCAAGTTGCAGAGAGATTAAATATAAATAAAAAAGAAGTAGAAGAAATATATAAAGATTATATAGGTCATGTCAAGAAAGAGATGTTGTCGCACTCAGAAAGGGAAATATACTTTGAACAATTTGGAAAACTAATTCCAAGTATATTTAAACTAAAGAGAAAGTTAAGAGCAGCATTTAAAGTAAGAAACCAAAAGAAAGTAAAAAACCTTATAAACACATTAAAACAATTAAATTATAAACCAAAACAACAAAAATCATGAATGTAAAAGAATTTAAAGAAAAAAGTATTCCAGATTTCAATTTTAACATTGAAAAAGAAAAACATGTCTTAATCCAATGCTATGCTTACAAGAGTGAGTTAGCTTCAAAACTAATTGGTATTGAAAAGCAAGCTACGGAAATTAAGAATGCATTTAAAGTACTCCAGACAGGAGTGAACTCAACTTATTCTGCAGGAGATATAGTATCTGTTCCAGACCATTTTGTAGACAGACCTATTGTAAGCTACAAACATCCTGAAGGAAATGATCCTAGCAAAGAAGCTAGACCAGTATTTGGTAGTTATTTACAGGGCATGATGCCATTTTCTTTCTATTGTCATAAAATAGAAGAAAGTACAGACCCTTTAGAACTTACCTTTTTAATACCAGAAGATATAATAACTGTTAAACATAAACTATAATAAAATGAAAGGAAACATGTATTTAGTAAAAGAAAAAAATTTAGAAAAAAAATCATACTCTATGGCTAAGAGTAGTGATACAGAGAAAGTTACTTTAACCAAAAGTAATGATAAAGAAGACATTACAAAAACCATTGAAAAAATATCAAATGGTTGGTTGCTAACTGTTGACATATATGATATTGAAAAAGGATCATATAAGTGCATGAAAAAGTATTTTGAAAAAAATCCTATCATGAGTGAAGAAATGGAAGACGCGGAAGAGATGGAAGAAGATTACAAAAAAGAATCTTCTAAAAAATCTAAATCAGATTTTGATGAGAACTGGGATATTTTAGAATTAACATAAAAAAGACCTATGTTTGCAAATCCAGATGCAGCTAATCCTGCAAAAATAACTTTTAAAAATGTAAAAAACTTCCTCTCTGCACAAGTCAGGGAGGCAGGTTTTTTGCCTGATTGGGAAAAAGAACAAGTTTTATGGAGAGCCGAAGCAGCTAAAGAGTGTACTGTAAAAGGTAGTTGTTTAGAATGTGGCTGTGAGACCCCTGACTTATATTATGGTACTGCAGGGTGTAAAAAAGTAGATAACCCTTGTTTCCCAGATATGATGGACCAAGAAAATTGGCTTAATTTCAAACTACAAAATAACATAAAAATATAATAAAATGGAAAAGAACTTAGACCCAAATAATGATTTGACTACAATAGTTTTTGAACCAGCAAATGTAATCGTTACTGGGCAAAAAAATCAAACTGTTTCAGGATCTTCTTTAATAAAGAATATTGGCACTACTAGATTTACTTGTAGAAGTGTAGCTAAAAGTTGTGGGTGTACAACACCTTCAGGAATTGACACTGGCACAATAATTGAACCAGGAGAATCTAAAGAACTATTTTTTAGTATTGAATTATCAACTCCTGCGGATAAATTTATTTATGTTCATGGTAATTGTACTACTATATCTCTTAGAATTACAAAACAAATTACTGCTTAAACCTTTATTATGGAACTAATTGTAGATAATAAAAGATTAACTTATATTTTTAATAATGACTTTGAGTTATCAGCAATTAATGATGCCTTAACATTTTTAAATAATAATGATTTACCAATTAATTTTTTTATTAATACTCCTGGCGGATATACAAGTTTTGTCCATCCTTTAACCAAAGCTATTGAGGACTATGAAGATATAGTTCTTTATCCTATTGAAGAATGTTCAAGTTCAGGATTTTTCTTATTAATGAATACTACAGTTCCTATTTGTTTTTTAGATAAATCAATGAGGTCTATTGTTCATTTTCCAAGAATAGATTGTTTAGTAGATCTTAATGAAACTCCTATTTATGATAAAAAAGAATTAAAACTTAGATCAGTAAATAATAAATTTAAAGACCTTTTGTTAAAATTACCATTAGATCAAAAGCAATTAAAGAAATTATTAAGAGGAGAAGATATAATTTTATATCATGATAGTTTGTCAGAAATTTTTAAAGATAGATTAATACATGAATAATAATAATTTTGAAATAATACAAAAAAATAAATTAAAAATAGTTATTTCTAATAAAGATTTTTTTATAGGAGAGAATGTTTTATTTATTTGTTGCGAAGAATCCAAAGTACCTACCCAATACACAATACAACTAGAGGATAATTATCATGTAATAGACCCTATTGTAAAATACATAAAGCATTCTTTTGATCCTAATGTCAAAGTAAATGGTCATTACTTAATAGCAACTAGAAAAATTAAAACAGGTGATGAAATAAAGAGAAACTATTATGATTCTGAGGAAGTTATAGTAAAAGAGTTTACAGATATAGAGACAGGGGAAAGAGTAAATACAAAGAATTTATATTTATATAATAATAAAAACACAGACGATGGATTATTATTTGATGCAGAATTTTGATTATATAAAAAATGCTAGTAAGTTTTGGGAAGTAAATCCAGAGTTTATGCATACAGAACCTTATAGAACATTTTATAAGAGTAGTAGAGAAAAGACTAGGACTTCTAAAACTATGTGGGCTATATTTTTATTATGTGATATTAATAGTCCAAAGATTAGATTAAGAAAAGATGAAAGAGAAGAAGATATTAAACTCTATTACTTAGAAGATGAAAAGTTTGATTTCAGTAAATATGAAGATTTAATTCAACAGTATCCTAAAGTAGTTTTAACTAAGATACAAAGAGAGTTAAAAACTTGGCAAGATAAGATAGAAGAAAGAAATAAGTTTATTGAAAAACAAACTTATAACGAAAGGACATTTGAAATGTTAGATAAAATGTTAAAAGAATCTAAAGCAATATGGGAAGCATTTGGTAAAATTTATAAAGAATATCAAACAGAAAATATTGAAACTAGAGCTAGAGGTGGTAGAGAAGAATCATTTACTGAAAAACTATTAAAATAATAATATGAGCAAGCTTCCAAAAAATTATACGTATAGACCCTTACCAAAAGAATTATTTATAGGCTTTAGTGATATAGAAGGAAATGGTTTATTTGCTGGGGAAGAAATAGCAAAAGATACTAATTTAGGGATTTCTCATAAATTAGTTGACAATGAATTAATTAGATTACCTTTAGGTGGATTTATTAATCATTCTAAAGATGAGAATTGTACCTTTGTTGAGAAGGGTGATTTAGTTTATTTATATACTTTAACAAATATTGAAGTAGATGAAGAACTAGTATTAGATTATAATAAATATATTTGTAACATTAAATAACATATTATGTACCCAATGAACACTCCAAATCAATATAATAAACCAAAGCCAGGAGAAAGATTTTCCCTAAAAGAAGGAAGATATTTTTGGTATTCAAGTATTATGAAAACTTATAATAAAACTCAACAAGCTGCTTGGCAAGAAGAGTTAAATAAAAAAAATGAGGAAGAGTTAAATGTAAAAAATGATAATATTGATTGATACTGAGGATAAGACTATAGAAGTAGAGGGAGAGATTTCAATTAAAGATACAAAAAAAAATTTAAGACTTGCTTTAAAAGAGTTTGAAAACTATAATTATATTGTCTTTGATCCTTTAAAAATTACATTTATTCCAATAGATTTAACTACTACTTTAAATAACTTTTTAAAAGGAATTAATGATTATCCTTCAGATACAAGTAATAAAAAAGATATAAAACCTGGACCTCCTAAAGAATGACAATAAATACAGATTTATTATTTCCTATAATAGAGAATAATTCAGATTTTATTAAAACACATCCTAACTTACACCCTAGTAGTTCTGCTTATGAAGTATATTGGACAGAAGAGTTAACTAGATTAATTTATGGGTATTGGGGAAAAGAAGAAACTAAACAAGGAATAAGATATAGATTTATTCCTCCTCAACTATATTATTTTATTAACTATCATACAATGATGGTTACAGTAAAAAAACAAAGGATTAAAAGTAAACCTTTTCTTTGGGATATTAATTATACTATAATGAACTTATGGTTCATAGCTAGAGGATTTAGTGGGTTTAAAGATGATCCTAATTATACCTCTAACTATACAGTCTATCTAAAAGAACAAAAACTAAAGTATCCTAATAATGCTGATATTCCTTTACATTTACTAGAAACTTTAACAGAAGATTGTTATAAAGAAAATGGTACATTAAAAGAATATATAGATCCTTTAGAATACCTAAACTCTACACACAAAGAACCCTTAGGTATACCTTTATATGATAACTACTCTACTAATTTATTCTTGTTTGGATCTAGAGGGGGTGGTAAATCCTTTATGGCATCAGCTATATTAGAACATGAGTATTTGACAGATGGGGCAAAAAGTATGGAAGACTTTTTAGCTAAGAGAAATAAAGTAGAAATATTTTGTGGTGCACCTATTGCTTCTAAATCTGCGGATTTACTAGATAAATTTAAAGATTCTCTTGATAATTTACCAGGAGAATACTCAAATGGTAGAGAAATGTTTCCTCCCCCTTTTTCTAGACAAAGTTCTGGAACATTAAAAGTAGGTAATTCTAAAAATCCATATAGATTTCATTATGAGAAAAAAATTGGAAATACTACAAAAGTTGTAGGTACAGGAACATTATTAAAACATGAAACTTTTAAAGAAAATAAACAAGCTGCAGTTGGAGGTCGTTATACTGTAATAGTAATAGAAGAGGTAGGCTTGGAAGATAGTTTGCTCACAATACATGGAGCTAATAGATCTACACAAGACTTGGGAACAGGTAAGTTTGGATCTTCTTTATACATTGGTACATCAGGGGATGTAGACAAAGTTATTGAAACAGAAATTATATTTAGAGATCCTGAAGCTTATGATTTTTTAAGTTTTAATGACATTTATGAAGGTAGAAATAAAATAGGATTTTTCTTACCAGCTTATTATACCAATGAAATGTTTAAAGATAAGAATGGAAATACTAATATAGAAAAAGCATTAGAGTATGAGTACTATGAAAGAGAAAAGGCTAAGAAAGCTAATAATACTGTAGCTTATGATGAATTAATAATGTCAAGACCTATTAAGCCTTCAGAAATGTTTTTATCTAGGACAGGTAACAAGTTTCCTATTGCTATGCTTAGGGAAGTTCAAGCAAATAATGATAAGTACCAATACAAAAAACATTTAAGAACAATTGGAAATTTAATTCCTGATAAAGATTATATTTTTGGAGTAAAGTTTAGGGCTGATCCTGACTTAAGACCTATTGATAGATTCCCTCATGACCAAAAATCTAATTTACAAAGTGCTTGGGAATTTTATGAACACCCCCCTGCTGGATTAATTCCTACTAATTTATATAAAATAATTTATGACCCTATTAAAGATGAGGGGGGTGGTACATCATTGGCTGCTATATATGTTTACAAATCTAATAACACAATAGATAACAATGGAAATGAACTAGTAGCTTGGTGGGTAGGAAGGTATGATATGCCAGAAGATATTCATTTACAATGTGTTTTAGCTGCTAAGTATTTTAATGCTCAAGTAATGTTTGAGAATAACATTATTGACTTTAAAAACTATTGTATGCGTACAGGTAACTATCATATACTTGCTCCTACACCTAAACAAATCATTGAAAAAGCTGTAAAAGACCCTACAATGAAATATGATGTAGGAGTACCTATGACAAATCCTCTAAAGCAATATGCTCTAAGATTGTCCCAACAATGGTTGTTAGAAGAAAAAAAGAAATATGTTGAAGAGTTAATAGATGGAACTAATAGAGAAATAATTGTTAGAAACTTAGATACAATTAAAGATGATTTGCTATTAGAAGAACTTATACAATACAATGATAAGGGAAACTTTGACAGGGTGTCTGCTTTTTTACTATTAATGCTTTGGATTGAACAAGATAAAGAATTGGTTATTAAGGAAACAGAAAATATTGTTAAAAAAAGTAGTTTGGATTTTTATCAAGAATTGCATAATAACAGGCTCAAAAATAAACTTTTAATAAATTATTAATTTTTTTTTAATTTTGTAGATTAAATTATTATTACATGGTAGTAAATGAAAATTATGTTAGTGATGTACTTTTGTCTCAAGTAGGCACTGATAGATATTCCTATAATAAAAAGATAGCAAATAATTATGAATGGGCTAGAGCAAAAATGGATTTTTTTGCTAACCAATATAATTTTTATAATGAAAGAAAAGAAAAATTCAAAGTAAACTACGAGTTATTTAATGGTAGAATGGACTTTGATAGCTACTTGGATACTGGTAGAGTTATTTCTTCAGAACTAGGAGTAGATATTCCAGAAATGGAATTTAACCAAAGTGATTATATTCACTTCCCTATATTACAAAATGTATTAAATGATTTAGAAGGAGAGGAAATTAAAAGACCTTTTAACTTAAGAGTAGTTACAACTAGTTCTAATAGTGAGTCAGTTAGACAAAGAACTCGTAAAGAAATGTTAATAGAGAATACTACAAAAATAGTAAAAGAACAACTATTAACAAAAGTAAGGGCAGAGAATGCTAAAAAAATACAAGAGGCTAGGGCTAATATGGACCCTACATTAGATCCTGAATATTTAAAAAAATTAGAAGAATTACAACAAAGTTTAGAGGCTCAAATAGAGCAATCCTTACAAAGAATAACTCCTGTAGAAGTTGAAACATACATGGCAAATCATTTTAAATTGCCTGAAGAAAAACTAACAGATGAGATTTTACAATATCATATAAGAACAGATAGATTAAAATTTGTATTTGATAAAGGGTGGAAGGATGTAATTATTACAGGAGAAGAAGTATACTGGACTGGAGAGTGGAATGGTAAACCTATTATTAAAGTTTGTAATCCACTATACTTTAACTATTCTAAGTCTAAAGACATAGATTATTTAGATGAGTCTGACTGGTGTACTTATGATGAATATTTAAGTATTTATGAAATATACCAGCATTTTGGTAATATCATTACTGAAGAAGAAAGAGAAGTTTTAGATAAATATGAATCTACTTTAAACTCTCCTTCAGATTCTAAAGTATGGGAAGTAATTCCTAATGCTATTATGGAGACTACAAATTCAGAAAATACACCTGTCTGGGCAGATCCTTGGCAAGATGATTATAATGATAATTATAAAACTAGAAGACTTAGAGTAACCCATATTGTATGGAAGACTTTAAAGAAAATTAAATATATCTATAGATTAAATGAGAACAATACTTTAGAAAAGAGTATTGCTGATGAAACTTATGTATTTAATAAAGCTACAGATATTAAGCAAGAAATTTTATGGATACCAGAATACTGGCATGGTTATAAGATTTTTACCAATCCTAAGATTTATTTAAAAATTGAACCTATTCCTAATCAATATAGAGATATTGATAATCCTTTCCAAATAAGAGGTCCATATACAGGAACAGTGTATTCTGCTAGAAACTCTGCTCCTATATCTATTGCAGACTTAGGAAAGCCTTGGCAGTTTCTTTATAATGTGATTGTGAATCAGATTATAGAGATTATGAAAACTGATATAGGTAATATACTATTAGGTTTACAAGAGCAAATACCTAAAGATCTTACTCCTACACAATGGATGACATATATTAAGAAGTTTAAAGTAGCTTTGATTAGTGCTTCAAAAGATGGGGATTTAAGAAGCATGGGTATTGATCCACAGTATTGGAAAAGTATAAATCTATCTCATACTCAAGACATTGCACAAAAAATTAATTTGTTAGATTACATTGAAAGAAAAATGACTCAAGCTATGAGTTATAACCCTAACAGATTAGGAATGCAATCTCCTTATGAGTCTATAGG